GTAGTGTGCAAACAGCGTGTTCAAAAGCTGACGTGGATTGTCAGAAGGAATGTCTGTTGCACTGAGCACAAACTCTTTGTCAAAGTTTTCTGGATTGAGCAGCAAGCAGTGTATCAGCTTGCCTTCAATCATGTTGCGGTCTTCAACGTCATCGCGCTGACCCAGCACGTAGTGGTTGTAGAAAAGTGCAGGACTGTATAACAGTCTGTTTAGTCCTGAATACGACAGTAAAAATGGTTTGGAAAAAAACTCCTCCTCCTTTTGCATGCGATCTGAAAAGGAGATGCTTGGGGCGATAAACTTTGGTGTAGCCATGTTTGTAATTTCTATAATTGCTTAGCATTTGCAGTTCTCCATGTCTCTGCCATAGTACCTGCCTAGGATGTTGCCGTTGTAGCTGTTAGACTTCAGAACATCGTGCTTGATCTGATAGGACAACTCACAATAGGTCAGGTACTTTTTGGTGCAGCAGAGCTCAAGGATTTCTCTTTTGAAAAATTCAGGTCCAAGTTTGCCTACGTCATGTTTCAGGTCAGCTGAAGAACCATGGTAGGTGAGCCAGTCAGACTCTTTGACAACACGCTTGAAGACCTTTCTGGTGCCTGTTGTTGTTTTTTCTTTCTTAGATAGCCTGGTCTTCCTTGTAGCGTGAAGACTTTTTTTGCCAATGTAAAATTTACCAGTCTTTAGGTTGGTGATTTTGTAAACAAAACCAACAACTTCGTCGTGGTTGGGAAGGTCTTCCAGTTGCAGAACGACCTTGCCGGTGGGCGCGTATGTCCAGTGGTTCATAGGGGTTGAAGTAAGCTCTACAAAAATAGCCAAATCTCTACAACTTACCAACTTCCTGCACAGGTTCATAATAAGCTTCCACCGCTCTGTCCAGCCTAGGGACAAACTCTATCATGGCTCTTTGAATGCCATGGATCTTCACCACATCGGCAATGTCTTTCTCCAAAGAAATGTAGACAAAAGGCAGTCCATGTCTTTTCTGGTAGGTCTTCATTGCCTGGATACCTGCCTGGTCGCTGTCAAAAACAGTGACAATGGCATGGTAGACTTGCTTGAACTCGGTCATCATTTCATCGCTGAGCAGTGTGTTCTCACTGTCAGGTGCTATCACATCGCAGTTCAGCTTCATGCTTTTGATGGCAAGGCAGTCTTTGAGTGAGGAAGCAATGATCAGGAAAGGTTTGTTCTTAAGCTGGTCGTACCCTTGGGTGTAATTACAGAGTTTAATGAACTTGCGGTCCTGGTTTTTGGGTTGATAGATTTTATAGAGTTTGCCTTCAGCTGTGAAGTATCCGTAGATATGCTTGCTTACAACTTCAAATTCCTGGTCAATTTTATTGGAGGTTTTCTTCTGCATTACATAGCGCTCAATGGGCACTACATGATGTTCTTCCAAAAGCGCACTGGAGATATTGTAGGAACCCCAGAAGGACGCGTCATGGGTGTTCCACTGTCTTACTTTGTAGTGCGCTACCTGCCATTGTGAGTATTCAATAACCCTGGTCTCACAGATTTTACCAGAGCGTTGATAAGCCACATAGTCAGTGATGATCTTTTTGGAAACGTCTAAGAAGGGCATGTTCCATAGGTGCATCATCAGGTCTACCGCGCTGCCTCCCTTGCCAGTGGAGAAGCATTTGTAGCGGTAAGATTCTGAGTCTTTGTTGTAGTACAAGTACATGGACGGTGTCTTGTCGTTGGGGTTAAACAAAGAGTTGATGCGGACCCGCTGACCTGTCAGAGGTTCTGGCAGCCCCAGGTAGTTTTCAAAGATCCAGGTTGCTGGAACATAATTGACATCTTCTATGAAGTGTTTGCTTGAAAACATATCTGTTGCGGATAGAACAGAAAAAAAGGGATGGGAACACTTCCCACCCCTTTAGTTCTGTTGTTGGGTTAAAGATTAGGGAAGCTGTAGGTCAGCAACAGCAGTGTTACCCTGTGGCATGATAGGCATCTGAGGGATGCTTGGCATTGGCATTGGTGTGCCGTTCTGACCTGGGAACCCTGTCACTGTCTCAGCAGTTTCATCTGCTTTTACAACGATGTGCTTAGCACGATCGAAGTTGAGCAGGTTTAGAGGCTGACCGTTTTCATCTTCCATTGCTGCAAAAGGAAGAAGCTTACCCTCAGGCTTTGGATAGAACATGCGGTAATTGGCTTTGTCGTACCCTTCTGTGAAGTACTCCTGACCACCGATGGTGTGATGTGCCCACAGTTCTGGGTTGACTACATAGCGCTTTACCACTTCGACATACTCTTCGATGGTGTTAGCCTCTACGTTGTCAGCATTCATCTGCTCCAATACACCGAGTTGCTTGGCCAGGTTGTTGACCCAGCGGAAGATTTGGTCGTCACGCTGAATGGTGTTGCCATTGTAGGTGTAGGTGGTGAAAGGATAACGTCCTGAACGCACATTAGCGATCTGACCGCGGTAGTTGCCACGCGAAGGATCGTTCTTGTCAATGGCAATACCCTGAAAGTCATCGCCCAGATCCACACCTTCCAGTGTCAGCACGACAAAGTAAGGCTCCTTTTCAGGAGTGTAAGGTGGACGGTCCAACTTCATGTCAACAACGCGACAATAGTTAGTACCAGGGTTCATGATCTTAGGATAGCTGCCTCCAGCGTTGGGGTTGAAATTTTTGGATGTAAACATGTTTTTTAAAATTTAGGTTGTTGGTTAGTTGTTCAGTCAATGAAAATCTTGTCCCAGTGTGTCACTACACTGCCATCTTCTTTTATCTCAGAGAGCACGATCTCTGCGTTGCGAAGATGTTCTGGACGGGCACCACATGCAATTTCATCAGAGGTTTTGAAGCTCAAGATGTTCTGGTTGCCTTTGCGGTACAAATAGCCAATAGCATCAGCGTTTGAGGTGGTGATGCGCTTTAACTTGCCAGTCAAGTCCAAATCCAAAGAGTTAAACTCTGAACCGTTCTTTTCCAGCAAAGTGTCTTTTATGTGTCCTACAAGGATCACATGCGGGGCAAGTCCTTTGAGCATGCCAATCATAGTCTCAAATGCCTGGCGAAGCCATGGATAACCTGCACCATTGGCCATGTTGAGAATGGACCCATACTTTTGTTTACCACCGCCTTCTTTGAACCAGTTGGTACCCATCGAGCTTTTGGAATAGTTGTACTCTGCAAGTGGTATGCACATTTCTTCCAGAGCAGTGATGGTGTCTACAGCGATGAACTTGTAGGGCTTTCCTGCTTCTTGAATGGCGCGCACAATGTTGCTGAGTTCTGTAACGTTGGACGCTTTGATCTTCATTGCGTCAATGTAGTCAGTGCCACTCTCCAAGTCAATGATCAGGCAGTTCTCAAGCTTGGACAACAAAGTAGTCTTACCCACCTTGGGTTTTGAGAAGATGATTAGGTTCTTGGGACTTTTGGTGACAGCCTTCACCACGCCTGTGGGAAGGACGATGCCTGTGCTTACGGTAGTTGTTGCCATTGTTTACCAGATGTGATGAGTTGATTTAACCATTTTTTGTTGCTTAAAGGAACGTTCTGAAGCATGCAGTACAGGTCCCGGATGGTCATGGACGAGTAGTGGTTGTCTTCTTTATCACTGAACATTTCAGTCATTTGTGACTCCAGGTCTAGGTCAACTTCTGAAAACAAGTGAGGTGCTTTTTCAGCAGTCACTGGTTTTTTGAGCTCAGGCGTCAGTGCTGTGGCGTTAGTGATGTTAATGATTTCAAAATCTGAAAGTCTTACAGCATAGGTACTTGTGGGCAATTTGTCACTAGCAATCTCAATGTATTTATCAGGTTTGCTTTGCCATTCTGGGTCATTTTTAAGTCTATAAAGCGTACGATTGGCAGGATCGTAGCGGTTTTGATCCCAGTCAAACAACTCAGTATAGTAGTCTACACCATTGTTAAGCTCACTAGGAAAGAATCTGACACCAGGAACGCGACTTCCATCATTAGAAAAGTCTCTACTTTGGTAGCAAAGTTTAGCACCAAAATGAGGACTGGCTAATCCCATGTGATCAAACAAGGGTTGCCAGAAGGCGCGGTACTCTGCTGTTACAGCAGAGATGTGTCGTTTGGGTTTGTCGATTGTTGCGGTTGTCATGCGATGCGAATTTGTTTTAAGTTATTTTTTTCGGAATCATTCTGGGTACTGGTGCCTCAGCAATAGTCATGGTTTCATACATAGCCTTGTACCAGTAGATAGCAGGTTCTCCAAAGCGGTTTTTCAGAACATGTTGAGCAAGCAGGTATTTGTCTGTGATTTCAAAACGCTGCGGGCCATAAAGAGCAAGGTTGTATTTGGCAGGACGGTTGTAGGCGATCATTACATCAGCGCACTGCAACAGGTAGTCACTACCAAACACATCAGCTTCTGTGGGATAGTTGCTCAACATGCCTGGTTTTTGTCGTTCTGCGTCGTCAATGTCACGATTGAGCTGTGTCAGAATCAGAAAAGTAACAGGAAGCTTGTTTTTCGTTTCTGTCATCATTGTTGCCAAGTTTTGCAGGGTTTGTTGCCTG